TTAGATAAATCGCATGTAATAACTTATTTCATTCTAAAAGCAAAGAACACAGGCACGATAGATATGCTAACAGATGGTAAAGAGGAAAGACAATTTTTATATAGCTACGATTGTTGCGAAGCATTGCATATTTTATCGCAAAAGTATGATGATATATCTAGAGATGAACAATTACATATTACTAATTTTGAATGGAATAAAATTATAGAAATAGCTGAAATAATCCAAAAAGAAATACCTTGTAAAATCGTTGAAGGTAAAGTGTCAGATGATATACAAAATAATCAAAAAAATAAACCTGACGAATATATATTAAACTTTTGGAAACCTAAAACGTCATTATTACAAGGTATAAAGAATATTATTGATTATTATAAAGATTAGAATAAAATAATTTATGAAGAAAGCATTAGTATTAGGAGCTGGCGGTTTTATAGGTAATCATCTTGTAACACGTCTTAAAAAAGAAGGTTATTGGGTTAGAGGTGTTGATTTAAAATATCCTGAATATCAAGATAAGTCAGATGCAGATGAATTTGTCATTGGTGATTTAAAAGATACTTCACTGGTGAGTAAAGTGTTCTGGCATAATGATAAAAAATCTTTAAATGATCCAGGGTTTGATGAAGTATATCAATTAGCTGCAGATATGGGTGGAGCTGGTTATATTTTCTCTGGTGAAAATGATGCAAATGTTATGCATAATTCAGCTATGATTAATCTTAACGTAGCTGATCAAGCAGTTAAAACAAAAGTTGGTAGATTATTTTATTCATCATCTGCCTGTATGTATCCGGAACATAATCAACTCGACCCAGATAATCCGAACTGTGAAGAATCGTCTGCATACCCTGCAAACCCTGATAGTGAATATGGTTGGGAAAAACTTTTCAGTGAAAGACTTTTCCATGCTTATAACCGTAATTATGGTTTAGATGTACGTATTGCACGTTTCCACAATATTTACGGTCCTAAAGGAACATGGCAAGGTGGTAAGGAAAAGGCTCCAGCAGCTATTTGTCGTAAAGTTATTGAAGCTACATCTGAAATAGAAATATGGGGTGATGGTGAACAGACAAGATCATTCTTATATATTGACGAATGTCTTGAAGGTGTTAGAAGATTAATGCAATCAGACTGCTTAGATGTTGTGAATATTGGTTCTGAGGAAATGGTAACAATTAATCAATTAGTCGATATTGCAACGTCAGTTGAAAATAAGTCATTAGTTAAAAACCATATTGACGGCCCTCTCGGTGTAAGAGGTAGAAATTCTGATAATAAACTCATCCAAGAAAAACTTGGCTGGTCTCCGAATTACCCACTTTCAAAAGGTATAGAACAAACTTATAACTGGATTAAAGAACAAAAGAGTTTATAATTATGTTATGATTATTAAAAATCTTAACTATGATGGTGATTTAATTCATAAACGTTTTGCATATAATTTCTTCCGTAAGAAGACTTTACCAATTGGTAATATTATTGCGTTTAGAGGATATATGAATGTTGATATCGATGGTATGATCGATCAAGAAGATGTTCTTCAAAACGACTATATTGCAAGTGATGACGCTATTAACTTCTGTTGGGAGATTCCTAATTTAGATAAGTTCGGAGCTGTAGCATATCAACGTTTACTTAATACTCAAATTGCTAATATTCTTTCGTCTAAGTATATTAAAAAGCCTATCGAAGTAGATGGGGACGATCTAATGGTACATGACGAGTTTGAAGGTAGTGATGGTTCATTGCAAAAGATTGGTAAGTGTAGTGTAAGCATTACATACTCTAAAGACAACGTAGCTATCGGTCATACAGGTATCAACGTTAACGCTGGACCTAAAGCTCCAAACTTTGCCTATAGTACTAAACTTACAGATGAGCAATGTAATGAGTTTATGCAAGATATCATTGACTTATTTTATGCAATTAATGATGATATGTTTATTGCTACTACTAAAATTAATCTATGACAATTTTTCAATACTTAAATAGTATACTTTTTAGTAAAAAGAAAATAGATTTGAACTGTGATGATGAGTCACAGTTCAATTTATTTATGATTAATAGATGGACCAGTATGTATTCAAAAGAACTTAATGAATATGTAAATGAGACTACTAATAAGTATTGGAGTTTGTTCGACGATAAACCATCACAATTTAATTATGTATATTCGGTATTCCCTAAATTAAAGTTTAAAAAACTAAACTACCTCAAAAAGATTAAAAAAGAAAAGAAGGGTAAAGAAGAAAAGAAGTTAATACCTGAATTTTATAGTCAAAGAGAATATAAACAACTTGTTGAATTAGAAAACTTAATAAGTAAATAGTTATATGGCTCAAGCAAATATTGATGTACTAGCACCGAAAAAAAGTTTAATTGATTTAACTGATTCACATAATAACTCTCTTGATGGTATTATTGATGAAGATTATGAACTAGGGTTTCTCTTTGATGATATTATTCTAGTTGAATTCATCGATGAGGTATCAGATGGTCAGGGTGATGCAGTTATGAGAGGTGGGGTTTATATTCCTACTAATGCTGTTCAAAGAGCATGGAGAAAAGGTAAAGTAATCCTTGCTGGCCCGGAATGTAAATATGTTAAAAGTGGTGAAATAGTTATCTTTCCAAACAACCTCGGCGTTGGTATCGGTAATGCAGATATTTCAGGGCACGGGTTGCTTAAGAAGGGCATTTTCTTGAATGAAAGTAGATTATTTGGAATAGCTAAAAAGAAGGATGAGAGTAAGTCTAGCGAGTCTTAAAAGTACTTTACAGGGTAATGTCTGTGAAATAATTTTTGAGAAAAGAAGACCAAAACCAGGTGATAGTTCTCGAAGAAGAATGCTTTGCACATTAGACGAGAGTTTACTCAATAGTGTCAATGGTAGAACTACATTAAATTATAAACCACCGACAGGCCCTCCAAAATATAACCCTGAAAGTAAAAATTTATTACCGGTATGGGATATAATGATGCAAAGTTGGAGAATGGTAAGTATGGATAATTGTGAAATAGTTCAAACAGTACCAGAAGATAATTTTTGGCAATATTTCAATGAGAAAATATATCCTATGTCTGCGGATGAAAAGAGAGGATATATGGGTACATGAGATTTGAAAAGTTAGAAAAAGATTTAACGAGTTTATTATTACATGATATTGTAGTATATATCAACCCGGATAAACCTATTAAAAAGGGTAAGCTTAAACTATTCAGTGTAAAGGAATTTTATTATGTTTTGACGCTGGAAAATGAAAAAAATGAACTGAAAGATTATGAATTACCAATGCCATTTAAATGGGAGCTAAAACATGATCACGTTCTTTTCAATTATATGTTAGATTCATTTGCAAAAAATAATGAATTCGTTTCATTCAAAAGTAAAGTATTAAATTTTAAGAAGAAGAGTAAATTGTATAATAATGTAGTTGTTTTATCAGCGGTCTGATAATATAATCAGGTATATGCTGAGCCGCTATCTTAATAAATTCCCTGACGGATACAATCCTAGTACACAGCAAATCAATCTAATTAAAAAGATTGAACATGCATTTAATAAAGGTCATAAGTTTGTAATTTGTAGTGCACCGACTGGTAGTGGTAAGAGTTTTATTTCGAAGACGTTAGCTAATGTATCTAACGAAGCTACTGATAATTTTAAAGAACTGATTGAAAGTTACGATGCTTTCAAAATGGATAATGTTGGTAATTATATCAATGAGATTGAGTGTTTGGATGAACCTTCGAGTGGTGCTTTTGCTTTAACTATTACAAAGTCGTTACAGGATCAGTACTTAGAACTTTTTGATGATAGTGTAGTTATGAAAGGTAAGAGTAACTATATGAGTACATTAGATTCTAATATCGATGTTGAAATGGAATCATCAGTAATGCCAAGGAAAGTGTTAGAAGAACATAGAACGTCTCATAAGTGCCCTTATCACAATGCGCGTAATAAAGGATTGATGGAAAAGTTTGGTGTGCTGAATTATAAAATGTTTTTATCTTTACCCGGGCATGTAAAGCGTAAGAACTTTATTATATGTGATGAAGCATCTGAACTTGAGGATGAAATTGTTAAGCAATATTCTGTTTTTATTGATCCTGATAAATTAAAATTGTTAGGTGTAAAAGTACCGGGTCTTTATTCAGAAAAACATGAAACTGTATATAAATGGATATGTTCATGTATACTCGAGATTAGTGAATATATAAACACTTTAACTAACAGGAGTAACAATAAAAATATAAAACTAAGTAACAGTGAAAATATAAAATTGAGATATCTTAAAAACTTACACCATAGTTTGAATCTTATTACTGATACATGGGAAGAGTGTGAGTACGTTGTACAGCGTGATGGTAAAACTGTAAAAGTGATGCCATTAAAAGTAGATGTTTTATCAAAGTATGTCTTTAAGCATGCTGATAATATATTGTTAATGTCTGCAACTATTATTGATCATAAGCATTTTGCAAAGAGCTTAGGTATTACACAGTATGAGTATGTCGAATCAGATAGTACTTTTGACCCGCAGAAAGCTCCTATATACGTTAATACAAAACAAAAGATCAATCATTATAACCTTAAAAAGACGTTACCTAAAATAGTTAAACAGATTCAAGAGATTTGTAATGAGCATGAATTTGAGAAAGGCATTATTCATACACATACCGGTTTCATTGCATCATACTTACAAAATAATCTTAAGAGTAAACGTTTTCTTTATAGAGATAAAGAAACAAGAAATGAAGAAATTTTACGTGAACATTCAAGGAGTAAAAATCCTACTGTACTTGTTAGTCCATCGTTAGGTTTAGGTATCGATTTAAAAGATGATTTAGCAAGGTTTCAGATTATTATTAAAGCACCTTATTTACCTTTGGGGGATAACCGAATAAAGAAATTGTTTGATATGGATAAACAATGGTATTCAAATAAAATGCTTAGTAATATCGTGCAGCAATGTGGTAGAGGTGTACGAAGTAAGCAAGATCATTGTAAGACGTATATCTTAGATGCAGGAGTTTTTGAAGCAATTATTCGAAATAAAGACAAATTACCTAAATACTTTTTAGAGAGATTTGTATAATGCAGACATTTCAAGAATATGTAATAGAAGAAGGAAAGCTAGGTAAGTTAGCAGCGATGGGAGCTTTAGCTACATCATCTTTATTTGGAGATTTTGTTCAGGATTGGTCAAAGTACTACCAGACTAGTAAAGACCCGAATAAAGAAGCTCGAGCTACTGCAGTATTGAAAGCTGATATCAAAACACCTGCAGATGCTAAATTAGCAATACGAATTGCAGCAAAAATATTCGCTGGTGATGAGGGTCATACAGAACAAGAGTTTATTGATGTTTTGGAAAAGACCGGAGCAGTTGAATCTGGTTACCGCACTAAAGTACAAACAGGTGGTGGTCCAGCTAGAAGTTATTGGCAAGTAGAACCTAAAACAGCAATGAGTTTAGTTAAACATTCACCTCAATATTTCGGATCTAAATTTCATAAAGCATTTGGTGAAAACGCTTTAAAGAGGTTACAAGAATATGATGAAAAAGCTTGGTCTGATATTTTAGAGAAAAATGATGCTTTAGGAGCTACCATGGCAGCTGCTAAGTGGTTATCTACTTCTTGGTAGAGACCTTCTTTGGTAATTTAAATTTTAAAGTTTTAATTTTACCTCCAGGTTGACCTTTAAAACCTGATATTGCTTTAACACTATGCGGTTCACCTAGCTGGGGATTTTGATTTGTATTTTTACCAGGTAACACTTTACTCTTTTTGTTATTACCTACAGGTGCTTTAAAATCTTCAAGTATATTATCAACTAGATCATTGAATCTCATTTAAATATTTATATAATATTGTATGGTTAAATCTTTAAAGGTTAGATGTATAGTTACAGGTAAAGAAAGTTTATTTTCAGGTGAATATCTAAAAAAGAAAATAGATGAATATAAAGGCGTTGAAAATTTACAAAAACTCTATATTAGTAGAGATGTAAAGACGTTATTTAAAAGAGGTTATGGTGTAATGGAAATCAGAAATATTCTAAACATTACTGAAGATATAAACATTCCAAGTCAAGACATCATTACGCAATTGGAGGAAAGGTTTAAAAATGGTAGTCTGAAAATACCAACAATTAACGAAAATTTATCTTCATTTACTTATAATAAATCTGATCCTGAAGTTGAATCCTTCATAAATAATCATATAATTAAAGCATGAATATATTACCGAGAATAGATGGAAACGTTTTAAAGTTTTATAATGCAGATTCTGGTTCGATACACAGAACAGCTCAACTACCCACTAATGCAACTTATAGTGGTCCAATAGTTTCCGGTGAAATAGTATCTGTCACAATACACTATAAAAATACTAATGATGTGATAAGAACGTATAATCTCAATACAGGTAGTTTGGTAAGATCTATTTCAATGTAATATGATAGATGTATCTTTAGTTGAAAAGCCTGTCAATGGTAATGATTTTAATCTGTTGTATGAGATAGATAAACCATGTTTATTTATAGGTCATATCCTCAAGAATGAGTACGATAATCAACGTTTACAGTTAAATGATGATTATAGCCCTATAAAATTTTTTACAACATACCCAGAAAATGGTGAACTAAAATTATTACCTTTATATGGAATCTTAAGAGAGTTAAATGATGAAGGTAAAAGATTGGTAAAATTATTAAAAGGTCAAGAAAATAGAGGTAATATAAATTTAATAATTTACGAAAATCTCATCAATCAACACGATATAACATGTAATGATTGTTATGGCTACTATAAGCAGCATATATACCCTATAGATTTCAATAAATTTAGGAAACTAACTGATGATGAAATAGCTACAGATAAAAAAATATTACAACACTTATTAAACCTTGACGAGAGTAAGTTCGACTTTCAAAAATTTGGCTCCGTACTTTCGCTTATATTAACCTAATTTGATTAAAATAATGAATATGAATATTGTAAAGAGAAATGGAGAAACTTTTCCATATGATGTCGAGAAAATTCACAAAGTAGTGGACTGGGCCGTTGAAGGTATTAAAGGCGTCACTGCTTCTGATATTGAAATTAATGCTAAGCTTCAGATGAAAGATGGTATTACGACAACAGAAATACATAACGTCTTAATTGACTCTGCTGTTAATTTGATTTCATTGCAGAATCCTAACTATCAATATGTTGCTTCACGTTTACTTTCTTACCAGCTTCGTAAGGATGTTTGGGGTGGTAAGAACCCGCCTAAATTGGTAGATTTTATTAATAGAAATGTCCATGAATACGATGTATATGATGAAGATATTCTAATGTTGTATACTGACAAGGAAATTAATAAACTAGATGAGTATATCGATCATTCAAGAGATAATAATTTCACATATGCAGGTATGCGTCAGTTATGTGATAAGTACTTGATCCAAGATAGATCTGAAACTAAGATTTACGAGACACCTCAATTTGCTTACATGATCATTGCAATGGTATGTTTTGGTCAGTATGAAGGTGCAACGCGTATATCATATGTGAAAAAAGCATATGATTACTTCTCTAAATTTAAGATTAATTTACCCACGCCTCTAATGGCTGGTGTGCGCAGTAAGGTAAGACAATATGCTTCATGTTGTTTAATTGATGTTGATGATACGTTACCGTCAATCTTCTCTTCATCTACAGCTGCTGGTTATGCAACGGGTTCACGTTACGGTATTGGTTTAAATATGGGTCGTATTCGTCCTTTAAATTCTCCTATCCGTAATGGTGAAGTTGTCCATACAGGTGTTATTCCGTTCCTCAAGTTAATGGAATCAACTGTAAAGTCTTGTCATCAAAATGGTATTAGAGGTGGGTCAGCAACTGTTAACTTTCCTTTCTGGCATTATGAAGTTGAAGATATGATCGTACTTAAAAATAATTCCGGTACCGATGATAACCGTGTTCGTAAGTTAGATTATTGCATTCAGTTTAGTGAATTATTTTATAAAAGATTTCTAAAGAATGAAGATATTACTCTTTTTTCACCCCACGAAGCTAAAGAACTATACGATGCATTTGGTCATGAAAACTTCGACGAATTGTATGAGCAATATGAGCGTAAAACGAGTCTTAAGTTTAAGAAAACTGTTAAAGCGAGAAAATTGATGTCTCTTTTTGTTAAAGAGAGAGTTGAAACGGGTCGTATTTACTTCATGAATATTGATCATTGTAACCAAAGATCAGCATGGGACGATGATATTAAGATGACTAATCTTTGTGTTGAAGTATTACACCCTACCAAACCGTTGCAACATCCAGATGATAAAGATTCAGAGATTGGTATTTGTATTCTTTCAGCTATTAATGTATTGGAAATTCAGTCTGATGCAGAAATGGAAAAGGTATGTGATATTATTGTCCGTATTCTCGATCAATTGATCGACTATCAAGATTACTTCCTACCTGCAGCTGAAAACTTTACTAAGAATCGTCGTTCGTTGGGTATTGGTATTACTAATTTTGCTGCATATCTTGCTAAACATGGGGTGAAATATACTGATGAAGAAGCTCCTAATGTTGCTGATGAATTGATGGAAAAGGTACAATATTATCTATTAAGTTCCTCTTGTAATATCTCGAGTGAAAAAGGTAGATGTCCTAAATTCAATAAGACAAAGTATAGTCAAGGTTGGTTACCTATCGATACTTATAAGAAGGAAGTAGATGAATTTGTAACAAGAAAGCATACTATGGACTGGGAAGGGTTAAGAGAGAGAATTAAAGAGCATGGTCTAAGACATAGTACTGTATCAGCTATCATGCCCTGCGAGAGCTCTTCAGTAATTCAGTGCTCTACAAATGGCATAGAACCTATTAGATCCTTTATTACCTATAAGAAATCTAAAGCTCGTACGTTACCTGTTATTGTACCTAACTACTCTTCCTATAAGAATAAGTACACGTTAGCGTATGATATGGAAGATAATGAAGGT